TTTTTTTTTTTTTAAATTTGCGGTAAATCAAAAAAGACCTCGTGGTCTAATCAATTGGCGAGAAAGTGGAATCCGTTTCCAGTAGGCCTAGTGGGCCAGAGTCGATTTCGGTCGGCTTCAGTCCTTCCAGTCCAGTCAAAATTCTGAGCTAGAGTCTCTTCGAAAGAAGGGAACTCAAACGATATCTGATGAGATAGGAGCTCGTTGATGACAGACTTAAAAACGTTAGCGTGAGGCTTTACGTTCGGGTCCTGGGTAGGGATGACTTTCAAGTCATTGACAATAAATTCAAACACATTTCTACAAACGTTGTAGACGATGCGGGATGAACCCATTGCTGCTGTAGCGATACCAACTGCCGCTGACGCTGTTGCTCCTAGGTCTCTTGGACGTTCTGGGTGCAATAGGCGGGCGAGTAGTTCGCTTTCACTCCGAGTGGCGATTCCTCCGTTGTTCCTATAACTAAGGACTTCGACATCGCTTAGGCTTGAGCCATAGCTGGTCTTGTCGTCAGAGAGGACGGCGTTGAATCGTCTCAGGGCTACTTTAGCTAGCTGCTTAAGGAATTGACTTCCATTGGATTCAAGTACGCGTTCACCGAATGAGGTGAGACTGTCGTCTCCTTGAACGTAAATGCTGAATCCATCGGCTTCGATGTTAATTCCGCACTCACTAAGGCAGGTAAGTAGGTAGATGGCGTTAACGAATGAATCGAGAAGCTGGGTCTGTTGGAAGCCAGATGCGATTCCGTTGAATTGCCATTGGTAGAGTGTGTTAGAGGCTGCTAGAACGGGGGTGTGCTTGATGGCGTTAGTCATCCAGTCCCATAGGTTCTGTAGCTTCTCTTCCGATGATTTGGTTTTCGAATAGTCATGAGTGTCACTTTTTGACGGTTCATAACCGAGATGAAAGTCAAACCATGATCGCCACATAAGGTGGACGTCATCGATGACTTCGTGCAGGGCTCGATGGTCAAAGCCGGACCAGTCTGCGGACAGGACTCCTGTAAAGTTAGTCTTGTGCAATCGGTTCCAGATTTTCATCCATCCGCCACGTGCGGTTTCGAATCCCCAGAGCATTGGTGATTGGACGTTATTATTGAGATATTCCCTCTGGAGGTTCCAAAGGAACATGTTCTCAGCCATAAGCAATAGCTTTGGCACGCCAAAAACGGCTCTGTTTTTGTCGGGTTTGTCTTGTTTGACTAAGTGTGCGCGGGTGTGGAGAGTAGTGTACTCATACGGGATCGGGTTTCCATTAGCGTCCCAAAAGGGTGCTTGTTTAAACTTAATTGAGTGGATATG